GGAATTATGCTCAGGTTCATTGGCGACCACCCCCTCACTGAAGATGAGACAGCAATCGCCTCTTATATCAATCAGTGCGCTCTCGCGAGGGAGTCTGAACGTGAGTGAACTGGTATCTGACGAAAGGGTCGAAAAGGCTCTGACCTACCTAGCCGAGACAGACCTCCCCGCCGCCGAGGCAAAGGCTAGAGCCAAAGCGCTTGAGGCTTACGGGAAAACGGTCAAAGCATTCGGTCTGCTTGAAGCCAACGGCACAGTGGCAGAGCGCGAAGCAAAGGCGCTGATCTCTGAGAAGTACGCCGAGTTTCTCGATGACTACGAGAGAGCGGTTATAGAAGACGCGCACTTTGCAAACAAGCGGGCGACCGAGTCTGGGATTGTCGAGGTCTGGCGATCTTGCCAAGCGAATCGCCGCAAAGGGAACGTGTGATGTTGGGGAGGCGATACACCAGAGAGCAAGTGCAGAACGCAGGGCAAGAAATCTCTGATACAGCGCAAAGACTCAAGGTCGAACTTAAAGAGATGGTGGCTGAATGTGATGACGCGCAGTGGTTGCGCTCACCTGATCACGCCGCCGACTTTCACTACCTATTGAAAGAACTTGCCTACACCATAAACCAAGCCGCGCAACATATCGATAGGTTTGTCGCAATCATCGAATACGACGATTTGATCGAGGAAAACAAATGAGACTACCAGAAGAAAACGATTATTTGGTTGACCTCCTCCCCGAGGAGTCACTCACCACAAGCCGCGAGATAAATGAGATTTCAGCGGCGTTGTCAGCGTCCTTGGAGTCCATCAAGGACATTCCGAAGAACACGCAAGCCTTTAACTACAAATATGCGCCGTTGGAGAGTTACACGCCAATGATTAGAGAGGGGTGCAAGAAGAACGGTCTGTTCGTAATGCAACCGCCTATATCTCGACCCGGAAAGATCGGTGTCGCCACCATGATCACGCACTCATCCGGCCAGTGGATAAGGAGCGAAGTGCTTGTGGACTTCAACGCGAGTCAGCACAAGAACGTCGCACAAGCCGTTGGAAGTTTGCACACCTACCTACGTCGCTATTGCTTGTCCGGCATCTGGTCAATCGCCGCGCACGGCGAGGACTTTGACGCTCAGGACATAACCGTTCCAGAGCAAAAGCCAAAAGCAAAGCCCGCAAGCGACAAATTGATTGCCAAGTTGGACAAGGCCGCGCAAGGGGGGAAGGAAGCGCTTACCAAAGCGTTCGCTGACCTGACCCCTGCAATGAAAGAGTCGCTGACATCGGCTCAGGTGGCCTCGTTGAAAGAAATTGCCCGCGCTGTCTCGAATGCAAATTGAGTGTGAGCAGGGCTCTCCAGAATGGTTCTTCGCCAGAAAGGGGGTATTGACTGCCTCAAACGCCGGGTCAGCGGCGGGTTTGGAGGGAGCATATATGTCGAGGTCTGCACTGTGGAGAGCGCTGAATGGAGAGGAGCGGCCAGTCACGCCGCCAATGATGTACGGGACTGAGCATGAGGAAGATGCGCGTTATGCGGGGGAAGTTGCATTGGGCCTTGTCTCTTGGCCTTGCGGTTTTTTTATTGATGATAGTGATACTTGGTTGGGCGCTTCTCCTGACGGCATCTTTGACGGAATGGGTTTGCACGAAATTAAGTGCCGTCCTGAGCGGCCTTATGAGGCCATCTCACCGCAACACTTTGCACAAATACAGATGCAACTTGCGGTTTGTGGGTGCGGAAGATGCTACTTCCAATCATGGACACCCGAAGAGCAACGAATCTGGATCGTCCCATTCGACAAAAGATACTGGGAGTGGCTGAAGCCCCTCCTCCAAGAATTCTGGGGTTTCGTTACAAAAGGAGAAGAGCCGCCACGGCTTCCCAAAAAAAGACGCTACCCAGAAGAAACTGTGTACAACATCGTTTATGAAGGAAAAAGTTAATGCCATACGAACACAAACCAAACCGCTTCTCACTTCTGAAAAACAAAAACCGAAGGGGTGACAACGATCCCGCTTACACGGGTGATGGACTTGTTGATCTTTCCGAGTTGGGCCTTGGATCAGGTCAAGCAGAGGTGTGGGTGTCCTTGTGGAAGGGGGAGACTCAGGCGGGTGACATTCGTCTGTCTGGATCGATACGAGCGAAAACACCTAAAGAATTTGCAGACCAACCGAAGAGCAAAGAATTTAACGACGATATCCCGTTCTGATCATGGACATTGTTACCCCGAAATGGGGAAAGAAAATTCTGTTTCGGCGCGACAGTATGCCCGTGGACGCTGATTCACACGGGCTGATCTGCCACCTCGAAGCATACAGGTACTTGGGTATAGGAAGACATTCTTTTGACCGCCACGTCAGGCCGCTTGTCCCGTCCTACCGGATCGGAAATCGAGTGATGTTCAAAAAAAATGAATTAGCAGATTTCGCTGATAGAATTGCTCGGGACACGGCCTCTCATCGGAGGAAAGAAAGATGAAAGGACTGGTTAAATGCGGTAAATCTGGGTTGTGGCGGTATCAGAGGACTGTGCGGATACCGCCGGAGTTGGCTTTCAACCCTGCCGCAAACAAGTGCGTCATTCGTGGCTCAACATACGAGGACGATTACGACCTTGCGGTGGAGGTTTTTCTAAAAGTGATTGCGAAGGCAAAGCAAGAACTTGAGGAAGGGCCGAGGAGAAAGGTGTACACGGTGAGAGATGGGCTTGACCAATACGAGCAAACGAGGACAACCAGACAGGCGCAGTCCGATGCGGCTTTTCACATCGAGACTATCGACCGTTTTTTGGGAGATGTTCCTTTGCGCTTGATCCACACCAACCACCCCAAGGTTAAAGAGATGATTAAGTATTCTCTCGACCGAGGGAACGCGGCGGGGACGATCAACAAGCGGCTCGGCGTTCTAAGCCATATCTTGAGGCTTGCAAACACCGAATGGCGAGATGAGGCAAATCGAGCGTGGATAGATACCCCCGGATCGATCAAGCCATTGCCGGATAACCCGGTTGGCGGGTATCCGTTGACTGGCGGTCAGGAGCGGGCTTTGCTGTCTGCCCTGCCTGATGATCTGGCTGACATCTCATCGTTCGCGATCCACACAGGGCTCAGGGACAAGTACATCCGTGGGCTCCGCTGGGATCAAGAGGTGTACATAAGAGGGGTCGGATCGGTTTTCGACATCGGCAATAAGAACGGCATCCCCCATCGGGTGGTGCTTAACTCAATCGCCGCCGAGATAATCGAGCGCAAACGGGGAGAACACGACGATTTTGTGTTTACACACAACCGCTTGGGTTTAGATGGTGTGAGGCATCCGTTTATATCCCCTTTCAACAGAATGCTGTTTAAACGCGCTGTAAGCGCCGTAGGGCTCAGTGACGCTAGGGGCAAGGGTCATGGCTTCAGATTCCATGACTTTCGCCACACGTTCGCTACGAGGCTCAAGGCGATGGATGTGCCCCACAGGACGATTCAAGACCTTATGGGACACGCTAATGGGAGCGTTACGGCCCACTACACAGCGGTTGAAACGACCAATCTTCTGTTGGCTGTGGAGCGGTTGGTTGAGTGGTACGATCAGGGGCCGACGCTGTTTGTCAGGAAAACGGGTCAGGCGGCGTAAAGCAGATGCAAAAATTTTTCACTTGTAAGTGATTGATTTTTCGCAGATGTTTTATTCGTCAGAGTCCGTAGTCCTACCGCTAGACGATCCCCCAACGGGAAAGGTATTTTAGGGAAAAAGGTGTATTAATTCAATCATTTAGATGACGAGAGGCCGTGTCAACCCTTGTCACTCTTCCCGAAATACCCACTTTACATTTGTACTCTTGTGCTGATTCGTGTCGAAAATGCTACCGACAAGTGCCAGAATCGATCCTCGGCGAGGGGGCGTTCTTGATTTGTCCTCGCAGAGCCTACTATATATATAGTAGGTTGGTCGGTTGGGTGCGTTCCCCTCGCTTTATTTCTTGCCGCCTACGATGATGTCCCAGTCGATCTCGGCCACGGTCTCGGCAGAGGTGTCCTTGATCTCAATTTCCTGCTCGGTTTTTGATGGAATCAGTGCGGTCGCGATCCTAACGTAGGTGCTTGGGTCTTTCTGCCTGACCTCGGCAATTACTGAATCACCGTACATCTCGAAGTCCATAAGCATTGCGTCGGTGAATGCTTGCGAGAACTTGTTCCGTGATCCAATCCTGCGTCCTGCTCGGTTGATCCGGGGATCGTTTTTGACAAAGGGCTTGCCCAAAGGCTTCTTCTTAATCTCACCAACAGAAAGCCCGCCATTGGCGGGCTTATCGGTTACTTTTTCTTCTTTTTTCTTAGCCATCTCTAAACTCCTCTGGAGTATGCTCTGCGACTTCCTGCCGGAGCGCCCAAACTTCTGCGGGCGAATCCGAGAAAACCCCCTGTTGACTTAGCATTGCATAACACGCCGCTAACTTCCCCCTCATGCTTTTCGTCTCCAAAAGAACTTTCTGGAATTGAGGGTTCGTGACGTGACGCGCAACTGCTAACTTCATATTCGGCTCCTGATTAACAATGTAAAACTCATCGGACATTGGCTGACTCCTTAGAAATAAAATCATCCAAGTCCATCTTTTCGTACTTTCTACACAAGTACTTTAGGCTTAGTTCCATAAGATCGTAGTCTCCGTTTTCTACGCCATTCAAGACAACAACGCCCTGCCAAGATTCCTTGGCCTGCGGCCCCAGATAGTCCTCCTTGTGCAAGTAGCAACTTCCGCAAATCAATGCGCGTTGCACTGTTCCTGTCGGTAGGGTTCTGGACGCAACGTCTTTTCCTTGTCGGTGTCCTTGGACGAACGACAATCCGACATTGCGTAATATGTTGTGTGCTGTGCCGCCGTAAGCGCGGCCAGTATATGGAGCGTAAAAATAGTGAGTGAAGTAAACGCCACCTATCTCGTTTACCTCTTTGAACGGATGGTAAATCCAACCATCCCGATTTAAGGATTCTTCGGACAACACGCCTTCGAGTACTGGATTGTCATCGACGTAACGTGTCAGTCGGTATTCGTGATTGCCGCCGTGCAAATGAAACTGCGGCTTCTTCTTCATGGGCTTGAGGGTTTTCCAGAACAAGTCCATCGCCTTGTTGCCTGCCTCAATATCCTCAAGGACGCGCTTGCCCTCGATTTCCCTTCGGGAAGAATATGAACTCAAGGATGGGAAGTCCCAGTGATCGCCCAAGTGAACGACGTAATCGTCCTTGGTGAGATAGTCTCTGATCGCTTTTGCGGCCCACTTCATGTGGGCAATAGGTACGCCGGGTTTAACTTGCGTGTCTGGGATTATGAGAATCTTCATGGAATTGACCACAGGGTGCTGATTCCACAAGGGTCTCGATGCTGATCACCATGCCCATAGGAATCCGGTTAAGCCCACCCCACTGGTCGGTATCGGGTAGATGAGAATCTGCCAACACAACAAAATCCGTTTTCTTCTTTCCTGACGAAACAAGATATCCAACGGTGTTAATTACCCACGCCTTTCTATTTACATCTTTTAGGTCATGCCATCCGCTATGCTGATCAGCGTCGATCCATGACACTCGCACAACCTGATGGTTACAGGTCACTTCTTGCTCCCCGGAGCAGGAATAATCCACCCTATCAATAGAGGGATAATGACTGGGAGAATAAGGAAGCCCGCTAGAACCCATCCTGCGACCTCCGAAAGTTTGCCAAGAAGACTCCAAATGTCATCAACTTCTTTGGCAATGATCTGTTCTGCATCTCTCTTAACCTCATACAAAGTCAAGACTGGCTCAAGTATCAACTCTCCGGCGAGGTCTCCTGCCGCCGCTCCAACAATAGCGCCCGGAACCCCAGCGGCTACGGCTCCCGCTGTGGCTCCCACAGCAGTTGTGCCTACCTTCGTTATCGTGCCGCAACCAGATAATAAAACAAAAAGTAGAACTAAAGAAGACAGGCGAATCATTCTGGAGCCCTAATACTTCGGAGCGGATTCTCGCTATCTTTGCCCATCTCCTCGTCTCGTTTTGCTCTAAAAAGAACAACACGTTTTGCGTATGTTGTTTTCAGTTCTGCAAGACGATCTAACTCTGCTCGTTTCTCTGCCGGAGTCATGTCGGACTTGTAGATGAACCCAATGCGCTTGTTGATCTTCTGTATTTCGGCGTTTGCGTCTTGATAGGTTTTTACCCATGCCATCGTGTCTCGGTTATCCATTGCAAACTGTCTGGCTTGATCATATTCAAATGATCGCTTGTAGCCGTTATATGCTTGCTTAACCGAATTAACCTGATTCATCTGCTCGTAGAACAGAGTCATATACTTATTGTTTTTTCGGGGAGCGGCTGAATAAAAAGAACCTATTGGCACTAGACCAGTCATCTCGTCAACTCTTGTCAACGGTTCGACCTGATCGGACATCAAGATGTCGAACGCGCCAACCGTAGTAGCCCCAAGCCAACCAAAATATCCCTTTATTAAATGATCTATTTGAACTGGAGAAAGATTTAACTTAAGTTCATCCCCGCCAAAACTTTCGATGACTTTGCCAAGAGCGAGAGATGCAGTTTTTGCGGCCTGAGATGTGTACGGCCTAATTCGCAATGCGTTCGGAAGAGTTGAGATTTGCCAAGACAGGTTCTCGATCTGCCTATCGGTAAATGCGTTTTCGTTTTTCCAGAGTTCTATAATTGGTCTAGCAATCTGCGGCCTAAAATCAAACGCTAACTGATGAATTACGATTTCTTGCAAACGATTAACAGTGTATTTGTTTATATTTTTGTTTATCGTTTCAGAGCCCGGTATTTCAGTGCCAACCTTTCTTAAGAAATTTTCAGTGATTCGGTCTCCAAGGGAGGCAATTGCCCCAATCTCAAAAGGCTTTGGAAGGAACAAGAAGTCTGAAGTGCCGGGTATCTTTATCGGCCAGTAAGTCTCCTTCTGCCACTCTTCCAATTCGTCGTAGTCCTCGTCACCTTCATAGGACAACCGAAGAAGGATGCTCGCCAAAGTGATCGTTCCCACTACAGCAAGAAGACGAGCCCTGTCACCGCCTCTCTCTCCGCTTCGTCCTGCGCGTACTAACTTATCGAGGCCTTGGATGCGGGCGTTTAAGAAAGGCATCATGCCGATCAACCATTGCGCCGCAACGCCTCGACCATGAGAAGAGAAGTTGAGAAGGTCTCTTGCTTCAAACGATGCTTGAAGATGACCCACTTCTTCTTTGCGTTGCATATACAGAGATACCCGGTTGGCGTTCTCCATACGGTTGCCAATGTCTTGATACCAGTTAAACAACTTTCCGAGAGCGCGTTTTGCTTTTGCAGGAGAATCTAAGATGCTGTCATTGCCAACTGCATCTACCATCCTGCGAATTGCACCGGGGTCATCGTTGTAATAACCGAACTGGAATATCCCTCCTCCCATCATCATGTCTGCGGTTACGAGGTAGTCATCTTTCAGAGCCTGATAACCTTTAGCCGCGTTGCCAAATGCGTTGTAACTTAATTTGCCCACGCCAATTGCTTGCATACTGTCTCGGATCATGTTCCGAATTTTGAATGCGGGCGAAGCGGTCACGCCTATGGTCAACCAACGCTTGAAGGTGGAAAGCACTCTAAACGCCTTACCGTCAATCCCACCCCAAGCAAGCGTTGACATGGCGTTGAGAACTAGAGGATCACCCACCTCGTACCAGACTTTCTTGCCGTTTTCCAAAACAAAAACGAAGTTGTCGAATCGCTCGTTACGGCTCTTGCCTTTCGAGAACTGCAACTGGGCAATCTCTTTGCCATCGGTCAACTTTCTGACGATCCCATTTCGCTCGGCAACCTTCATCGCCTCGACCCCGGCTTTGTTCTTCATGCTTGCGGCAATTAGAGAAGTCCAGTTCATGGTCATGTTGTGGAGCGCGTCGTTGATATTTAATTCGCTTCCACGCAAGCGCTTGATTACAGAGCGGATATTTACAAAGTCGTGTGCTGGGGTTGGGCTTTTGACCTTTTTACGTCCGTCTTCTGTGAACTCCCTGTAGAAAGGAACATAAAAATCAGTCTCCAGATCGGCTCGAACCTCTGGGTCAATCACTCCCGCATCAACTGCCATATCCAGAACGGATGCCTGTAACTTGGACATCTTCGACATAGCGCGTTGGTAAGTAGCAACCCGGCTCTTGCCGCTCTGAGTGGTTCCTTGGTTTAACTTAAGACCCGCCTTTATCTCGTCTTCCGTAAAGTTCTTTTCCCGATCTTCTTTTGCGAGCCTGTTGGCTCTTGTAGCCACAAGCCACGCCATGAATCGATCTGCTTCCCCATCGAGGCCAGCCAAGATATCCATCAAGCCTTCGTTAGAGAAGTCGGTCTGATACCAGTCAAACTCACCATTTCGGTAGACAGCCTTGGGAGTGCCAAAGTGCATGAGGGCGTGCAGCATCCCGTGTGTGTTTTCGGACAACTGCATCATTTGCCAAGCGCGGTTTGCATCGTCACCCATCAGGTTCTTTACTGGGCGATATGCATCAACCCAATACTGGGTGGCTTTCTCTGCCCATCGAGCGCGGATGTCATTAAAGAATTCCATCGGGCTACGCTTTACGTTCGAGCCTCTGGTCTTATTAATGAATTCCTGCGACGCCTGATCTAAGCCGCCCTCATCTGCAATAGAAAATAGAGGGCCTTCCTCGCCAATTACTGCTCCACTACGAAGTTCTGACTGCGCGTTTTCCTGTATCCTGCGGAACATAGACGGTGAACGCTTCTGCACAGCACGGAGGAAATCTTCGTATGAAAGTTTCTGGGTTTGCCTCTTGTTGATTGCGGCGACCCCATCACCCAACGAATACTCAAACTGGAACTGGAGACCGTTCATGCCATCCAGTTTTCCAAGAGACAAAAGTTTTACTGCGCGATCAATCTCAGATAGATCGACAATGTCAGTCTTGTGCCCGTTGTTGTAAGAGATGAATGGGAATGACCCTGCGGCAACAAACGGGTCTTTGGGGTGATCCGACATCCTGATGACAAGTTCTGTACCCGTCTGGGTATTCTTGAACATTGCATACCTTGATGTGATGCCGTTCCCCGCAGACACGACAGGGAGATGGATATCGATGTTTTTGTATCCCTTCTTGTACGCCCGCTCTGCCGCCTTCATCATGCCATCCATGTTGCGGCGCAGTCGCATCTCTTCAGATCGCGTTAGGCTCCCAACAGCGCTGACAATCTGGTAGCGCTTGTGGTCTTCGGTTAGTTTGCGAGTCGGTTGCGTGTACTCTGGGAATGCGATAGCGGCCCTACCAAATTGGACATCCCCACCTTCCATCATCATGTAACGAGGAAGTTTTGCAGAGGCCAACTGATTGGCACTCATTAAACTGCGGAGAGAGCCTTGGACTAAGTACCCGATTTCTTTTGCGTCAACTGTTTTAGCAAACTGAACGCCAAATAACTCACTAAGGAATGCTTTGACAGCGCGAACAATACGCTGACGTATGGTTAAGGTGATGTCGCTTGTATCTTCCGCGATAGCCGCAAGCACCTCTTCTGCAAATTTGTCAGAGCCTTCACGAACGCGGCCCTCATAGTTTGCTCGGATTCGGTCAAACCAAGGCTTAAAGGTCGTATCTTTTCCTGCGTTCAACTCAACGATAAGTTGGGCGTATGCTTCAGCGCCCATCATTCTCTTGAGTCCGAAGTGCGTACCTACCTCATGGAGGAGAACCTTCGGCGCAGTGACCTCGTTAAGTCGGTTTGCAATTAGATAAGCGGTCTGGGTTTTAGGATCAAACAGGCCACGGGCTCGTTGAGCCGCGTCTGCGTCTTTGATCAAACCTTCTGGCAGATCAACAGCAGACTCGACAATCTTTAGGATTCCATCTGCCTCTAGCCTTGCGATACCTTGCTCACCATAACGTCGAACAAGAGATTGACGTAGCCTAGAAGCAGAAAGCCCGCCAGAGGCGGGCTTGTCTATTGGGAGGAGGCTCTCTGCCTCTACTTGCTCTTCTTCTTTTCTTCCCGCTTTTCTGAGTGCATCTGCATACGCAGTCTCATTGCGTTCGCGAATGCTCGACTGTTCTCGGTATTGTATCGATCCGTTTTCGACATCTCTTTTAAATTCTTTTGCGCCATTTTTGTTCCCCTCTGGGACGGCTGAAGTTCCTAACGAATTATACAGTTGTTGCTCGAAAAACCAAAGTAGTGCTTGAGTGTCATCTGGCGTAAGAGATTTTCCTTCCGGCGTTTTAACTCGTTTCCCAGCGTCAACAAATAACTTTTTAATTACTTCTCTTTCTGGCTCTCCTCTTGGAGCGCCTTGATCTTCTGATGCACGTCCAATTATTCTGTTATAGGTTCTCGTCGCCCAAACATCTATTGTTATCGCGTGATCATCATTTATTCCATTAAGATTTTTAATAAACGCGCCAACTTTTGGCCCGAATATAAAAGTCCCGGTGTACTCAGCGTTCGATCCCCCTTTCAAATAATTACTGGAATGAACAAAACCCCCGTACTTTTCGCGAACCTCCATAATTTCTTTGACTGTGTGAGGACTAAAAAGCCACTCCACTGCGGGCTCCACGCCGCCCATATCCTCGACCATGTTAAACAGCATACGAGACTGACGAACAATAGTATTTCCTCGTACCCCAATAAGTTCCCCGTTTGGAGAGGTATAAGGGATCAGTCCTGTTTTAAAGTATTCGGCTAACGCAGTTGCCGCAGATTTCCAGTTTGCTTTAACCTTTTGCCCGTTCGAGTGAATACCCGTTAGAGCGGTCATAAAAAATTGATTTGCTGGAGAACGAAGTTCTTGAATTAACTCTCTTGTAATCTGGAATGCTTCTGCAACATCCTCCGTGTACCATCCCAAACCGCTATTCTCTTTGCCGATTTGAAAACGAAGTTCAGCAGAAAGTATGTTTACGGCAAGTTTGTAATCCTCTGGGTTTTTTATTGGGTTAAGAGGCTCCCCGTAAGTGTCCGCAAATATCTTGTCGAACATCTCAAATATTTCTTTATTGGTTCTTCTTTTTCTAGGAGAAGATTCTGCTTTCTCTCGAAGTTTGGTGTAGGTATTCCTTGCTCCAGAAAGAGCAAACATAGGTCCGTCTTCTGTTGGACTGTCAGCCGTTATTTCAATTCGTGAGGAATTGTTGATTACCGCAGTAGTGGCATCTTTAATTATCTGAGCAAGTTCTTGTCTTTGATAATTAAAACCAAGAGTTTCAAAAAGAACTTTTGCAATCCGGTCAATGATCCTTCTTATGCCTAAACTAAAGGAGTTCTGCTTGCCGTTAAGGATTGCGGCGATTTCTTGATCAATAGACCATACAAGCCATTCTTCTGCCTTAACCGCATTGCTCTCAGTCGCATAGTTTAGTGCTGACCAAGTGTTTATCGCGGCGCGATTTTCAGAATAAATCTTATTAAAAAATGCTATTGAATCTTTGTTGTTAGGAAATAACTTTGTGGCAATAACGGCATGAGCCATCTCATGTGACAAAGTCTCTGTTATTTGCTCAAGAGTCTTAACAAGCCCAACATTGATATGAATTTCGGGGTCAGCAAGGGTTCCGTCTTCATATGCGTCATAAGTAAAGAATCCCCTAGTAAGGCTAAGGGGCTTGTGGTAAACAAAGATAGGAACTCCGATATCGCTAAACTTACTTACGGCTTCCTCGACATACCCAAGACGTTTTTGCAGTAACTTAAATTTCCTACTGGATAACTTCTGCCGTTGCTCTTCCGTGCTTAAATCTTTATTAGACTTGTAGTCATAGAATCCTATTGCTTCGTCTTCTTCTATTTGGAAGTTTTCTGCATCGTCTAAAGAGAAATTGATATCGTCCTCTTCAACGGAAGAAGCCGCCTCATCGGCGGCTTCAGCAGTATCTTCAGTAGCGGTTTCTTCCGGCGGCGCTCTCGGCGCTTGCCTGTACTGCTCTACTTCTGTGGCTCCGAACTCTTCGGCAATATCGAGGTAATCGGCTCTCCGAGCATCAAGGGATTGGAGAATATCTCCGAATCCGAGTCTGCGAATTTCGCTCCTGATGCTTTCTCCAGTAGGGTCTTCAGCCCAGTTGTGGGTGAGCGTTTCGGTTTGCGCCGTGAATAGTTCTGATTTTCTGATGTCATTTCGTTTTCCACGAAGTCTCCCAAACCGTCTTGCGAACTGGATTGGGGTAAGTTTTGGATTAGTGACCACGACCTCGAAGTCATTGATCCGTGTGTAGGTTGCGTCCTCCCCGAATACTTGGCGGATTTGTCCGATCAGTTGGTTTTCTTTTACCCCGTCCAATACTTTGTCGAAACGCATAAACGCAGACAGATTTCCTTTCTCTATAGCCAAGGAGTTGTCTGGACGGATCGTAGTTACAGTCGGGCGGAGTGTGACTAACATCTGGGCCAAGGCATAGACCTTGGCAATGGTATCGCTGTCTGCTTTTCCGGTCAGCGTAAGAATAGAAGCAAGATCGCCATCGACTTTGCCGGGGTTGGACTTACGATATGCCTTGGCAATTGCCTCAAGAATAACGTCATTTCCTTTTGC